CATCTCGGCATGGTTCTGGGCGATCAGCTCGCGCACATGGGTCACGATCAGGATGCGCTGATCAGGCCGAGCCTTCAGCACCCCCTCAATGAAGGACGCCATGACGAGCGACTTGCCTCCCGCGGTCGGGATCACCACCAGAGGGTTACCCTTGTTGATCTGGAAATAGTCATAGATCGAAGAGATCGCAGCCTCTTGATATGGGCGCAGGGTCAGCATGGCGCAGCCTCCGTGTTGCGGGCATCATTTGACCAGGAGGCACCATCGTTCATGCGGTAGGTGACAATGTCGTCTCCCGCATCGATGACCTCACCCGGCACGAGATCGGGGATGAAGAGATGTTTGCTGCAGGCGGCCCGCTGCTCAGCGGGCGACAGCATTCTGTCGTGCCGCGCGCAGTGCCATCCGCCATCGACAGGCGTCGCATGCAGACAGGACCGACAGGTCACAGCGGCCCCGCCACCCTCATGACAGGCAGCATGGTGATCGCAAAAACGGCATTCGAACCAAGCCGGATCTTCGCTGATACGCGCAGGCGGGTGCTGAGCGAAGATAACCCGGCCAGCCTTTTCCAGAAGGCGTTCTGCCAACGCAGGATCGGCCTCAACCCGTTCAATATGCAGCGCGTCCGTGTTCTTGCAGACCGCCATGTAGAGTGCGCGGGTGATGCCCGTCAGGTGCATGTAGATCTGCATCTGCGCAGCATGTTGCGGCTTTGACAGCACCACGCCTTTCGCGGTCAAATCCGCAAAACTCTTTACGCCATGCGTTTTGAACTCCAGCACATGCCAGGTTTTCGGCGCCTCAAGTAGACCGAATGCGACGCCATCCAGCGAGCCGCCAAAATGACCGCCATGGGCCTCCACGCGGATTTGCCGTCCTGTTTCGGGGTCTAGCTCCAAAACAGTGGCCCCGGTGGCGCGCAGGTTGCGCACCATACGGTCTTCTTCCAGCTGGCCTGTCTCGAACAGACGCAGCAGGCGGCCGGAAAAGCGTGACGGCGTCACCCAGCGGAAATCATACCAGAGCGCGCGTGCGCAAGATTTACCGATGATGGATGCGCCGAGATGGTCACGGAAGCCATTGCCCTGGCGGGCCTCATAATCGGCGTAGATCGCTGTCAGCGTTGGCGTGGGTGGTGCGGGAAGATCAGCCATCACAAGCCCTCCCGTTCGCTACGGGCTTGGGCCTCTGCCAGAATGCCGCTCCAAGTGTCCGGGTCATGGCGCTCGCGCAGGACGCCGATCAGAGCATCTTTCAGCTTTTCGCGGCGACGGCGGCCGGTGCCTTTGGCAAGCAACTGGGACCGTTCGCGGCACAGGTGGCGCAGCGCGGTGCGCGCCCGGTGAAACCAGTCAGGGTCGATGGGCTTTTGCCCCCGTTGGCGCGCCAGATCAGCAGTCGCAATCTGCGTGCGGATCTTGGCAATATCGTCGTCGAGTTCGATCAACCGGCGCTGGTCATCAGGCAAGCAGGGGCTGATCACAGCCCGAGGGGCCGCGTTATGCAGGTCAGTCATAGGAATATCCTCAGATGGGTTTGGGCGCTGCCCCGTCAGTCAGGGATGCGGAGCAGCGCGAATGATCAGCCCTTCTTGTTCCAGGGCGCGGAGGCCATCTTGGGCGGCGCGGAAGCGGCCTGCGTTGAGGGCGGTGCTGCTGGGGTTGCAGCAGGCTTTGCCGCAGCGGCCGTGGCGCCCCCACCTTCAGGCGGCAAATAAGCAATGGCATTGCTCTCGCCGTAGCCGTTCTTCGGCGGCTTGATCTTTACCTGGATCGTCATCGGGATCAGGTGCAGTTCCTCGCTGTCGCTGACATGCATCCGGCCCGTCGCATGGCAGATTGCCGACAGCGTCCGCTGTGCAATCTCGACCGTGGTCGGGTTCGGGTTCACAAGGTTCAGCTGGTCGAAGATCTTCCGGCCCTTGTTTGGGCCATCCAGAATATCCAGCATCAGCCAGAGGAACTGGCCCATACCGTTGCGGGTCACGCGCATCTCGCTCTCGACGATCTGGGCGCGGTATTTACCTGCGGGCAGCAGTTCATATGCGGTGGTGGGCTCGATGCCCGAGGCATCAAATGCGGCGTCAAAACGTGCCATGGTCGTATCCTTTCAGGTCTGGATTATTCAGGTTGGGGCATGGCTGCGAGGAACTCTGACCACTCGAGCGGCAAGGTGTCCGGCAGGCCGTAACGGTTCTTGGCGAGGAAGGCGGGGCGCTCTTCGGTGTGCATGACGCGCGCACCGGACCCGAGCGCCCGGGTCACCTTCTTGTTGAAGCCGACATCAGATTTTGCGACCGAGATCTGGTAGTTCGCGAAAAGCACCACATCGGAATGCTCCTGCAGCAGCGCCGAGGCGCGGGTCTGCAGCTTGATCACATAGCGGTCGTAGGGTTCATGCTCGGGGCTGTCGAAACGCTTGATGTCGGTATGGGCAATCTGGATAACCACCATGCCCTTCTGATCGCGAAGCGCATTCAGCTTATCGAGGTATTCGCGCCAGACGGTCAGAGCCTCGGCGTAACCTTTGCCAAAACCCGGGGTTTCGATCGACTGCCAGCCGTTGCGTTTGCACGCTTCAGCCCAGATCAGCGGTTCCAGCCAGTCGACGCTATCAACGACGACCGTACCATAGCTGTGATCTTCCTCCAGCAAGGCGTCGAGCGCTTGTGCAACTTCGGCATAGCTGGTCGCCAACGGGAAATGCGGGACCTGCAATTTGCCGAGGCCATCCTCGGTCATGATGAACACAGGCCTGTCAGCGTCAGCCGCGAAGGTGGATTTGCCCACCCCGGCGACCCCATGGATCAAGATGCGCGGCGGCTGGAGCACCGAACTGGTGCGCAGAGATGCGAGAGAAATGGCCATCAGCGCACCTCCTCGTCCAGCACCAAGCGGAACTTGGGTTTGCCAGTCCGGACCGTGCGTGCGGGTTCAAAACCCTTGCGCCAGCTTTCCGGCAATGCCGTGTATTTGCGCTCGGACACCTTCAAAGTGGTGTCGATGAACTCGGACGGGTCTTCGCCAGCCGACGCGATGTTTTCGGCGATCTGGGCGAGCTTGGCCTGATCCCAATCGATCCGTTTCGTCAGGTCGGCAATGACGGTGACATCGCCATCTGCAAAGCGGATCGTGCCGGTGTCCTTGCCCGCCTCATGGCGGCGCTCGGCAGCACGCTCAGCGTATTTCAGTGAGATGGCACCATCGAGCCAATCCGAGACCGTCTTGGCCTGGGTGAGCTGCTGATCAGCCGCATCCCGCAGCATTGCCAGCTGATCAGCGGGCAGTGCCGAGATTTGGCCGATCGGCATGCGGTGGATATCGGCCAGTGTGATGTGGTTAGAAATTGTCATATTCGTCCCCCTTATGCCGACATTGGGCGGTGGGGCTCGTGGTCCGAGCCGCGGATTTGCTCGACCTCAAAAGCCTCGACGTCTTCGAGCCGGTAAATGACCCGACCGCCAAGCTTGATGAATTTCGGGCCTTCGCCCGTCCACCGCCAACGCTCCAGCGTGCGATGTGAAATGTTCCAGCGAGCCGCCAGCTCGATCTGGGAAAGGTGTCTTAGCGCCATGTGAACCTCCTTGGGGTTTTTGCGAACACTTGCGGGATCACCATGGCGGAGGGGCTGGGAGGCACCGTGGAGGCAACCGGGAGGCAAACTGGGAGGCAGCGAAGTTTGACGCCTGAAAATGAAAAAAGCCGCCCCGAAGGACGGCCTTTTCATAGAAACACGAGGGACAGGATCAGGGATCGATCCAGCAGTTTCCGTTCTCGACCTTGACGAAACGCCATTTGTCGATGCCGCGGCCAAAAGCCTTTTTCAGCGTATTCACCTGACCACCATAGCCAGCCTCTTCAAGAACAGCGGCAAGACGCAGGACTTTTGACTTTGACCAATAGGCCGAAAACAGAATTTCCAAGAAACGCCGCTGTTTGTCCCCGCTGAACGTGAGAGTTTCACCCCGATACCAGACGATCCCACAATCCTCAGAATGGTCGATCGGGAACTCGCGCTGCGCCTCGCCCGGGAAGACCCTTGCGCCAACGGCCTGAGGTGAGATGGCCAGCTTTCCAGGTGCTTTGGCCACATCGGTCACACTGATGATGATGTCCTTCTTACTCGCGGCAACAAGAAGGCGATCGCCCAGTGTGGACGTCAGGATGACACGGACCTCGTCAGGCGGCCTGCGTTCCAGCAGAGCACCAACCTTCTTCCACACCGCAGGATCTGAAAGCCGACGCGCAAACCAGACCGGCACGGGCGATTTCGCGCCCTTGAGCTGGATGGTGCCAATGTCCCACGCGACACTATCGATCAACGAGATCGGGCGCGCCGGGGCAGCGCGCTCGAAATCTACCAACATCTTCGCGAAGAGCAGCGGGTAATCAACTGCAAGAGCTACGATCTCCTTGGCATCGACCGCAACCCACCGACCGATGCTGTTGTTGTATCCGTACTGCCTGCGCTCGGCGCACCACTCTGCAGGGATGGGCTCGTCTTCGTAGTCATCCATAGCGGTGACGACCGGGATACGTCCGGACGCGACCATCAACTTGGCCTCGAGCAACTGATCCGTTGCCCGATGTGAAACTTGCCGTAGGACCGATGCCTGCACCTTGGCCGTGCGGGTTTCAACGACCTGCAGCAGCATATCGACCG